GGGCTGGAAACCCTGCTGGTCGCGATGGGCGTGCTGCTGGGCGGGCCGCTGATTGCCGCGCTGGTTTCACTGACCACCGCCATGGCGACCCTTGGCGCAGTACTGGCCCTGACGCCGGCAGGCTGGTTTGCCATGGCAGCCGCTGGCATGGCGGCGCTGGGCATCGCGATCTACCAGAATTGGGACGGGATCGTCGCGCTGTTCGGGCGGCTGGGTGATGCCTGGCGCGCCTTTATGAATTCCGAACAGATGCAGGAAGCAAGCCGCATCTTTGGTGTCTTCACCGATTATCTGGCGCAGCGCTTCAGTGCCTTGGCTGAGGTCTTCACCGCCGTGGGTGGTGTGCTGCAAGCGGTGCTTTCCCGCGTGCTGGGCTACTTCCAGCCGGTGATTGATGCCGTGTCCTGGGTCATGGACCGCGTGCCGGGCTTTGGCGGTGGCGGTGCCGCAACCGCGCCCACGCCGCGCGAAACTGGCAGGGGTAATGCGCTGCGCCGCCAACCCCTCTATGGCCCGGATGCGCTGCCATCCGGCGCGGCGGGTGGCGTGCTGCCGCCCGCCAATGATGTGCGCGTGCAGGCTGGGCTTGATGTGCAAATCCGCGCGCCGGAAGGCTACGGCGTTTCCGTCACGCCGCGCGGCGCGGATGATGGCATGGCGCTGAATGTTCGGCGCGGGATGCTGGCCGCGCCATGAGTGAAGCGCTCACCAGCATCGCCGGTTTTTCGGCAAGCCTGCCCTGGGTGGGCGCCAATCTGCGCCCAGCTGCGCTGCGTGGCCTGCTGTTTTATGCGCGTCGGTCTGAAGAAACCTCTGTCCGCCGCTGGGTGACCCATGAATTTCCGGGGCGCGATGAACCCTGGCATGAGGACATGGGCGCCAAGACGCGCAGCTTTTCCGTTGATGGCATCCTGATCGGGCCGGATGTTGTGTTGCAGGCGCGCGCCTTCCGCCGCGCCGCCGCTGATCCTGCGCCCGCGACCTTCCTGCACCCCTGGCTCGGCGCCATGCAGGTGGTGGTGCTGGATTGCCGTGTGGAGCTTGATGTTGCCAGCGCGCGCGTCGCGAATGTGTCGCTGCGGCTGGAGATTGCGGGGACCAAGCCCGCACCCGTCATCGGCACGGATGGCCTGGGCAGTGTGTTGGCTGAGGCGGATCGGCTGCTCACGGCAGGGCAGGCGGTTTGGGCGCAGTATCGCTATTTGCGCGCCATGGCTGATTTCGCCATCGCCAATTTCAAGGCGAGTGTGGAAGGCATTGCCGGCGCGATTAAAGGCGCGCTGGCCAATAACGGCAAGGTCGGCGCGGCGTCCGGCAGTGTGGCGGCCCTGGCCAGCCTGAATGACGCGGCGCTGGTATCTGACACCGCCGTGCCTGCCGCGCTGGCGACCGCCGCGCGTGATGTCTCGGCCTTGGCGGGCGGGCGTGCGGCGCTGACACGTGGCGCCGATGCAGCGCCGGTGGCGGCTTTTGAGGCGCTGGGCGCGCTCAGCAGCCAGCCTTTGGTGCCGGCGGCGGCGAGCCCCGCCACCACGCCCGCGCGCCAGCAATTGGCGGTGGCGACTGAGGCTTTGGGTGTGCTGGCGGCGGCGATGTTCGCCGGCGAATTTGCCCGCGCCGCTGCGGCGGTGCTCTGGGCTTCGCGCGATGAAGCCATGGCCGCGCGGGACCGTGTTTCGGATGCGCTGGCGGCGGCGGCGGATGCCGTGGCGGCGCTCGGCTGGGATGATGTCTGGCAGCGCCTGGTTGCGCTGCGGGCAGCATCGGCAGCGGATTTGGCGGAACGGGCCGCGCCGCTGCCGCGCATCAGGCGCGTTGAATTGCCGGGCGTGATGTCCAGCACCTTCATCGCCTATCAGCTTGATGGCGACAGCCTGTCTGATCTGTTTGGCCGCGCCGCCGCGCTTTCCGCGCGCAACCGCGTGCGCCACCCCGGATTCGTGCCATCCAGCCGCCCGATTGAGGTGCTGGCATGAGCGCCGCGATTGCCGCGAATGTCGCGCTGATTGTCGGTGGCCTGATCTATCAGGGCTGGCGTTCCATGAAATGCAGCATCGGCCTGGATGCTGCGGCGGCTGAGGTCAACATCGAATTGGCGGAACGCTGGGCGGGTGCGGCAGACGCGGCGCAGATCGCGCGCGCCATTCGGCCAGGTGCCGAGTTTCTGCTGACGCTTGAAGGCGATGAAGTGGTGCAGGGGTATCTGGATGCGCTGGAAGTGGCTTACGACGCCACTAACCACACCCTGACGGTGCGCGGCCGCGAACGCACGGCTGACCTGGTGGATTGCGCGGCGACGCTGGATGGCCCGTATGAATGGGCGAATATCGGCCTGGAAGAAGCGGCGCGGCGGATCGCAGAACCCTATGGCATTGAAGTGCGGGCCGAGACTGATCTGGGCAAGCCCTTCCCGCGCTTTTCGATCCAGCCCGGCGAAGCGGCCTGGGAATGCATCGCACGCGCGGCGCGGGAACGCGCGGTGATCGCAACCGGGGATGGCCGCGGCACGCTGATCCTGACGCGGGCGGGCGAAGGTGGTGACGCCGCCGGCGCGCTGCGGCTGGGCGGGAAGGATGGCAATATCCTGCGCGCCAATGGCAGCTTTGACGTGGCGGAGCGCCACAATGTGGTGGTGGTGCGTGGCCAGGCGCAGGGCGAAAGCGAAAGCGCGCAGGGCGAAGCGCGGGCCGAGGATGAGGATATTCTGCGCCACCGGCCGAAGGTGATTTTGGCTGAAGCGCAGGGCGAAGGTGTCACCTTTCAGGACCGTGCGACGCATGAAGTGCGGGTGGCGGCAGGGAAATCGCGCCGCGTGCGCTACACCGTGCCGGGTTGGCGCGGTTCGACTGGCGCCTTGTGGAAGCCGAATACCAAGGTTTGGGTGGAAGATGCCTTCCTGGAATTGGAACGCGAATTGCTGATTTCCAATGTGGTGTTCAGCCTGACGGATCAGGGCACGGTGACGGAATTGCAGGTGGCGCCGGTGGATGCCTATGCGTTGCTGCCTGAACCAGGCCGTGGCGGCGGTGGCGGCGGCGGCGATGATGGCCCGTTTGAGACGCGGATTTTCACGCGAGAGAATGACAGCCAAGCCTGGAAGCGGGTGAACGAATGACGCTGGATGACATGAAGCGCTTCATGGCGCCATTGCAGCGCCGCGTGATGCTGGCGATTGGCCGCGGAACTTTGGGCCCGGTGAATGATGCCGATGGCTTGCAGCGCAGCCAGGTCACGCTGCTGGCCGGCGAAGTGCGCGACAATGTGGACCGCATTCAGCCTTATGGCTTCAGCGCCGTGCCGCTGGCGGGCGCTGATGTGCTGGTGGTTTGCGTGGGCGGCAACCGGGACCATCCGGTGATCATCGGCGCGGATGATCGCCGATATCGCCCGACCGGCATGCAGCCCGGCGATGTCTGCATCTATTCAAACCAGACCGGCCACAAGATTACGCTGAAGGCCGATCGCACGATTGAAATTGAGGGTGATGAAATCACCATCAAAGCAGATACAAAGATCACGCTGGAAGCGCCCTTGGTGGGAGTGACCGGCGCTTTGGATGTGATGGGCGATATCCGCGACCGCGCGGCTTCAGGTGGCATGTCCATGAATGGAATGCGGGCTGATTACAACAGCCACGTTCACGGGGGCAGTCCGGGGCCAACCCCGCTGATGCAGCCATGATCGCGCTTGCCTGGAATGACGCTGCGGGCGCTGCCGATCTGGCGCTGAATGCGACCGGCGCGCTGGCGCGGGATGAAGCCTTGCAGACTGCGGTGGTGCTTTCCCTGTTCTTGGATGCGCGCGCGCGGCCTGATGATGGCGCGGAAGGCCACCGGCGCGGCTGGGTGGGCGATGCCTTCTCGCCCGAAGATCGCGTGGGGTCGCGGCTGTGGCTGCTGCGCCGTGAAAAGCAGACCGAAGAAACGCGCCGCCGTGCCGAGGATTACGCCAATGAGGCTTTGGCCTGGATGGTGGATGCTGGCCTTGCGACCAGCGTTTCCGTCACGGCGGTTTGGGTTGTACGCGGCGTGCTGGGCCTTGGCGTGAGTATCGCGACCCCAGGCGGCATTGAAACCAGCCAATTTACGATGAGGCTCTGACCATGCCCTTTGCCCGCCCTTCGCCATCTGAAATCCGGGACCGCATGGCGGCTGAAATCGCGGTCGCGCTGCCGGGTGCGGATGCGCGGCTGCGCCGTTCCATGGAAGAAGTGCTGGTGCGCGCGATTGGCATCGCATCGCACGAATTGCACGGCCATATCGAATGGGCCGCGCTGCAAATTCTGCCGGATACGGCGGAAGATGAAGTGCTGGCGCGGCACGCCGCGATCTGGGGCCTGACGAGGATTGCCGCGACTGCCGCGACCGGCAGCGTGACTTTCAGCGGCACGGCTGGTGCGGTGGTGCCGGCGAATACGGAACTCAGGCGCGGTGATGATGCGCGGTATCTGCTGGCGGCCGATGTCACCATTGGCGGTGGCGGCACGGGTGCGGGCAATGTTGTCGCGCGCGTGGCGGGTGCTGCGGGCAACAGCGCGGCGGGTGTGGCGCTGCAATTGGTGGCGCCGGTGGCGGGTGTGCAGCCGAGTGCTGTGGTGGCCGCGGGCGGGCTGGCGGCGGGCGCCGATGCGGAAGGCGATGCAGCGCTGCGCGCGCGGCTGCTGCAACGTATCCAGACGCCGCCTGCCGGTGGCGCTGCGGCGGATTATGTGACCTGGGCACGCGCCGTGGCGGGTGTTGATAAGGTTTGGGTCTACCCGAATTGGCTGGGCGCCGGCACGGTGGGCGTTGCCTTTGTCACCACGGGCGGCGCCATTCCTGCCGGGCCTTTGGTGGCGGCGGTGCAGGCTGCGCTTGATTTGCGCCGCCCTGTGACGGCGGCGGTGACGGTGTTTGCGCCCGCCACGCAGGCGGTGGCGATCACGATTGATCTGGCGGTGGACACGGCCGCGATCCGCGCTGCGGTGCTGGCGGAGCTCGCGGATTTCTTTGTGCGGGAAGCGGAGCCAGGCGGGGTGATCCGCGTGTCTCGGATATCCGCCGCGATCAGTGGCGCGCTGGGGGAAGTCGCGCATCTGCTGAGCGCACCCACCGCCGATATCACCTTGCCTGCTGGCACGATTGCCACGCTTGGCGCTGTGACCTGGGCCTGACGCATGGATGCCAGCGCCTATCTTTCCCAACTGATCGGCCTGCTGCCGCCGGGTGATGCGCTGGCGCGCGAACCTGGTTCCGTGCTGGAACGGCTGCTGTCTGTGCCGGCGGCGGAATTAGCGCTGGTGGATGGCCGGGTGGAAGCGCTGCTGCTGGAAAGCGACCCGGCGCGCACCACTGAAATGCTGGCGGATTGGGAACGCGCGCTGGGCCTGCCCGATATCTGCTACCCGAATTTTCAATTCAGCCGGGCATCGCGCGCTTGGTATTTTGATGGCGCGGGCGTGCTGCGCGAAGCGGCGGTGGATGAACCGCGTTACCTGTTTGATGCGCAGAGCAACCGCACGGATGCGGTGGTGGTGGAAGCGGCGACGGTCAATCACGTGCGGCAGATTGTGGCGAACACCGATTCGCCTGGCGCATGGCAGCAATTTTTCGGCTTGACGCCCAGCCTGACGGTCAATGCGGCACTTGCGCCTGACGGCCGCTTCACCGCTGCGCGGGTGCGATGGATCGGACCGGATGGCGCGTTCCCCTTTGTTCTTCTGCGCATTCCGACGAGCGGCGTGCCTGCGAGCACGGGATGTATGGTGAGTTTTTTTGTTTTCGCCCGTTCAGTCGGAAACGCTCAGTCCGTCAATATTGACATTGGCGATGGGCCAAATTCGCTGAATATACTGCCCCAAATCACGGCAGGCGCATGGCGTCGCGTGATCGCCGGCCCAATAACAAGCCATGCGTCAAACCAGTTCCTGGACATTGCTTTTGAAAACTTTACCGTGGGCGCCATTGACCTGGATATCTGGGGTGTCCAGGTTGAAGCGGGCACTGCGGGGACCAGCCTGATTTTGCCGACCGCGCCTGCAACCCTTGGCCCTGCCACCCGCGCGGCGGATCAGCTTTACATCGCCACCACGCAGGAACGCCGCCAGCGCATTCTCGCGCGGTTGATTGAACGCTTTGAACCGACCCCTGCCGCGATTGTCGGCCTGGCCGCCCGGCTTGGCGATAGCGTCACGCTAACCGAATTCCGCCCGCATACCTGCGAGGACAGCTGCGAAGCGCCCGTGCTGGATGAACCTTGGGCGCATGCCTTTCAAATCGCCGGCGGCGCGCAGCAGGTGGTGGAATTCACCTGCGAAGACACTTCTGAGACGCCGCTGAGCCAATGGCGCACCGGTCGATATGAATGTGCGATCCGTCGCTTTGCGCCGGCGCATACCGTCCCAATTTTCACCTATGCGTAAAGGAACCGCAGATGCAGCGCGTTAACCGATCTTCCGCCGTAGCCAGCCTGCCAGCAGCGCCGACGGGCGGCGCACCGGGGTATTTTACCGGAGGGAATCCGGGTCTTGGCCAGCCCGCGACCGTGCCTGGCTATGAATGGTTTAACGCGGTCCAGGAGGAAATGATTGGCATGCTGACCCGCGCTGGCATTACGCCCGCGCAGGGGGATTTGACGCAACTGCGCCAATCGCTGGATAGGCTTTATGGCGGCGCGCTGCGCACCGTCGCGGCGAATATAACGCTGACCGCGGATGATGCCGGCTTGGTGCTGGTGGATGCGGCTAGTGGTGGCCGCACCATTACGCTCCCAGCCGCAAATGCCGCGTCCGGCCGGCCGCTTAGGATCACACTGGTGCGCCTGGATGGAACCGCTAACGGGGTGTCTATCGTGCGCGTGGGTTCTGACCTTATTGATGGCCTGACTGCCGTTGCGCTTGCGCCTAACCAGCGCGTGACGCTGGTTAGTGATGGCGCATCAGCCTGGCGCTACGTCACGCCCACCGTGCCGGGCGCAGCATACTACAACGCGCCGGGCACTTACAGTTTTGTCGTGCCGGCAGGCGTGTTTTTTGTGCGCAGTCGCCTTTGGGGGGGCGGCGGTGGCGGTGGATCGGCTGGCGGTACTGCCGCAGCCGCGTGCGGTGGGCAGGGTGGCGCTTATTCGGAACGGCTGTGTAGTGTGATACCTAATCAATCAATCAGCGTCACGGTCGGCGCTGGTGGCACGGCGGGCGCAGGCGGTGGTGGAAATGGCGGTCCGGGCGGCACCACCAGCTTTGGGTCTTTCCATTCCGCGCAGGGGGGCGCGGGCGGCCCTGGCACTTCGGCTGGCACGGCAAATTTTGGCTCCGCCCCCGTCAATAATGGCGTCGGCGGTGACATCAACCTTGGCGCACAGGGGCCGTCCGGTGGGTACGTGCTGGGCACCACTTATCTTGGCAGCGCGGGCACCGGGGCACCGTTCGGCGGCGCGCCAAGTTTCATCGCGGTTGGGCAGCCTACAGTAGGGAGTTTTCCAGGAGGCGGCGCCTCCGGCGCGTCTTCTAACGGCACTGGCTTCCTTGGCGCACCGGGCGCCAGTGGCGCCTGTTTTCTGACCTGGGGGTAAAAACATCGTGATCTACGCACGTTTACAGGATGCTGTGGTTGTCGAGATGATCGCAGTAGAGGATGGTGGGCCACCGTTGGCGGAGCGGTTCCACCCGAACATCGTCGCCGCCTGCGTGCCCGTTCCGCTTGGCGTTGGGATTGATGTCGGATGGCGCCTTGTGGGGGATGAGTTTGTGCCGCCGGCACCGCCAGGCGCACCGCTGCAGGTCACGGATGTGAGTTTCTGGTCATTCATGATGGCGGCCTGGAAGCTGAATTTCATCACGCATGCGGAAGCGCTGGCCGCCGTGCGGTCACGCATCATGCCGGCAGCTTTCGCCACCGCGCTGGCTGGCCTGCCTGAAGCCGCGCGGCAGGAAGCGGAGCTTAAATTCGCCGGCATCACCCGGATGCTGCGGTCTGATCCGTTATTCGCCCGCGTGGTGGCGGCGAATATCGCGACAGATGAACAGATTGATGGCGTCTTTGCCGTCGCGGCCACCATCACCTGAGGAGATGACGCATGCCTGCCTTCAATAAATTCAACCAGT